GTCCTGGGGGCATTACCAGCCCCAGTGGGACGGTGTCGAGTACGACGACCCTTTATTGGGCCAAGTCGTTGGACAGGTGCAACACATCCATAAAAAGGGTGGTGGCACCGATCTCCGCGACATCGCCGTTCCGAACAGATTTGTCCAGACGGCCCTTAGGCCTGGCGCCCTTCGTCTTTACGAAGTTGTGCGTCGGCTGCCGAAGGATGCTACCTTCGACCAAGGCAAATTTGATATGCGGATACAGAATAGGGTGAATAACCCGAACCTGTATCAAGGTTCTGTTGACCTTAGTAAGGCCACAGACAACCTGCCCCGTAATTGGGGTTTCCGCATTGTCTCAGCGCTCCAGCTGGCTTTTGATGGAGAAAGCAGGGAAAGGACCCTGTACCATCATAGCACTTCTCCCAGATCCTGGGAGAAGGAGCAAAGGGATATTGCCGACGTTAGCGAGAGTCTCTCCTTATTTGAGGAGGTCTCGAGGGCAGCATGGGAAGATGAGGGTTTTATCACGAGATGGGAGGTTGGCCAGCCGCTGGGTTCGCTACCCAGCTTTGCATTACTGGCTATTACCCATAACCTCCTAGTGGAGAGTCTGGGATTATCCCTAGGCTTGGCGCATTCGCCCTACTTCATCTTAGGTGATGACATCGTCATTACCAATAAGAAGTTGCGGACGAGGTATATACGCGAGCTTCAGTCTCGTGGCGTGCCTCTTTCGCTACACAAGAGTTTTGCCGGCAGGCTCTCTGAGTTTGCAGGTAAGACTTACGTGAAGGGAAGTGTGCCCTTCTACTGCTCAGACCACAACCCGTTGACCTGGGAGGCGCTGTTTGATTGGCAGCGAACCACTGGAATACGAGTTCCCTGGGGTGAACTCCCTAGGGCCATCCAAAGAAAATGGATGTCGCGAGTGCGGGAAGAAATGACTCGTACAAGCGGTGAGACTTGTGAACCCTCAAAGGGTGAAGTGACTAGACTGGCTCCTTTGGCCTATCACCTCGTACAAATGTGTGAGGTTCCAGGCCGAGGTACCCACATATATCCTATTGAGGATAGTGGGATTCAGTCCGAACGGATGGTGTCCTATTTCGAACACCGTTCTGGAGAACCAGGGCCCAGTCCCGATGCTGTCAAGCATACGGGCATTACCGCTTATGCGGGAGGTCACCCGGTTAGGCTCCTGTCGAGCCGGTTGGCCGCCAAAGACGGCTACTTCCAGAGATTCCGTCCAGTCGAGTTACCATCCTGGTATCGGGCCAAGGTGAGGCCCGTTGCCACAGATGCGATGCTCAAAGCGTCTCTCAGGGCGCTACTCGCTCACGATGCCAGTAAAGAAACCAGCATCTGAGGACCCTCTCGGGGTCTTCTATGTTAAAGGAATCGGCTTTCGCCTAGCAGGGG